GATGCCATTGCGTAATGCTCCGCTTCGGTTATGCTGCTGAAGTGCTGCCGTACTACTTTCAATATCGTCACCATCTCCTCTGCCACCCCGAATGTTTCTGCAATCTGTAAATGCTTTTGCCAGTCTTTACTTTCACTTGCGAATTCTGATGTTTCGCCCAACATCGCATCGATGTCGGTATCGGTCAAGCCATACCCACCCCTCAACATCGTTACTGCCTGCTCATAGGTCAATACCCCTTTGCCGTACTTGTTTATGATGCGCATCACGTTCTGCAACTGCCTGCCCGTTAGGTTGCGCAGTGCATCGTTCACTTCGGCTTGTTGCTTTTCACCCTGCATCTCTTTGGCTTGCACTTCCTGCTGTGCAGGTGTTATCGGCTCGGTCGGTATTATCGAATACGCATTTGCCGTGCCCGTGATGTTTTCAGCGTGGAAGTTGATAATCTTTTCCGCTATCTGCTGCCTGCCGTTTACGTAGGTATTCTTGAATAACTCATACGCATCAAGCATTTCAGTTCGCCCACCCAGTTGCCCCTCAACACGTACACCCATCAGCATCGGACTTGTGATCTGATGACCGACAAATATTTCCTGCAACACGGTTTTATTCAATATCTCGAACTTGGTATCGCTGTCATCGGGTTCAAGGCTTTCAATGATAGGTGCTGCATCTTTATTCGGCACGAAGTTTAACACGAATTTACCTGCATTGTCTGTTCCTGCTTTCGTGTATTTGAACTGCTTGCTTATCGCTCGCATCTCTTCTGCTGTCGGCTGTTGTGCAATGAAAGTGATAACCTTGCCGCCCCAAAATCCGTTCTTGATGTTGTTTAAGTGATAGTTGCTGATTTCGATGTCTGTTTCGATATATGGTATGCAGCCGATATAGTTCGGGATTGGGTAAACTTTGCAGCCGGGTCTGTAAACCTTGTAATAAAATATTTGACTGCCTTTGCGTTTGGTCACATCGAATGCAGGATATTCAATGATGTCATTCGTGTTATACTGCGCCCACTGTGGCGAATAATAAAACGTACTGCCATCGACGTTCGACCGCACATTCTTGAACTCCAATACTTTCATTTCATACGACGTGCCTGCCCGATTCCATATACATTCAATCGCACAACCGTTGTACAGTTCCAAATCAGTAATCAGCTGATAGGCAAATTCATTCAACGACTGCCAACGGTTAACTGAATCGTATAATGCCTGCACCCTTGCATCTTGCACATTGACCTGCAAGCCCTGACCATATACATAGGTAATCTTTGAATTGACAATAGCATTGTGCTTTGCTGAACGGTTGTATAATTCAATCAGATAGTTTGGATATAGATTGTCCTCGCCATAGGTGACATACCCATCACGTGGTCGTTCGATGTTCACGGGTATCTTATGCGCTTCTAATTTTACTTCGTATAGGTTTGCTTTATCAGTAGTTTTTCTCATAAACAATATTAGTGTTATTTCTTGTGTGTTCAGTGACCGCAGAACGCTGCCATATAACCAGTGCCAATCCACGTTCAAGCACATCGCCTGCATTGCTTAATACCGTGTATTCGTGATAGCCTAACTTCAGGTTGACCTCATTCGATGCCGTTGGCGTTGCTGTATCTGTAATCGTCAAGTAGTTGTATCGCTTTTTAAAAGCACTCGTGTCTGTTGCTGTGCATTGCACCACTTCCAACGTCTGTTTACTCTTGAACTGCAACACGAAGCTCGAATCGTCATAGTCGGTCATTTCTGATGCAGTGACCACTAATCTGTTGATGCTATTCTTTTCTATTATCAGCATATAGGTAAATAGAATAAAGGGCAAAGTGTAATAAAAAAGCCCACCGTAGAAACGGCAGGCTCAAATTCAAAATAATGAAACAAAACAATTACGCAGGCAAAAGTAACGCAGGAATAATTCCTGAAGCAACTTCTTTGGCAGGCAATGGCTCTTTGCCGGTAAATTCTAACTCGTAGCCATTTCGGTCATCAATCAACTTTCCGAACGTAGCAATACGGTTGATCAGGTTCAAGCCGTAGCCCTCGCCGTATAACCAGTACTTGTCGTTGGAATCTTTAACAATTATCAATACACGATTTTTCGCAACGATGTATAGTTCGTTACGCTTGTTCGTTTCTTGTTTGTACAACGGTATTTTAACTGACTGCTCGTGTGCGATTGTACCGTTTTCAGGCTTTTTGATTGCCGTTTCGGTTACTTCGCCCTGTTCTGAATATAGTTCGTATGTCCAAAACTGCTTACCTGCTGTCATTGTGATGGCAGTGATAGCACCCGATGCAGTAGTAATTGCCGTTACGTTATTGAACTCGGTGATATATATTTCTTTTACACCACCTGCATTGTCGCCTAAGCAGTCTAAACTGAACCCTTGCGTTAATAAACAACTCATAGTATTTCGGTGGTTTTAGTGATGTTAAGAATTAGAATATTCAACGATTTCAGATGGGAACGCAACCTGCCAACCACGACGATAACGGAAAGAGTATTTCACGTTTTGGTCATCTTGTGAATACCACATTTCAGCAGTTTCTTCTTCGTTAAGCAAGTCAACGCCCAAGAACAAATTGCGGTCTGGGTCCATCGCAAAGATGAATGGGTTGTCACCACTGTTTGAACCTAAACCATCAAGACCGTGTACAGGTATGATTTCGTGTACTGAACCTTCAGCAAATATGTTCTTCTGATTGCCGCCCACTGGGAAGTGGAACAAGTTGTCGATGAACATCTTTTGACGATACAATTCAGCGATGTCGTAACCGCAGAATATTTTAACGCCTGCATTGCCTTTCAGCTGAACGGGAATCTTTGAAACCACATTCTGCATAATGGTACGCACGTTTGATGTGGTCACTGGTCCTGATACTGCTGTGGCTACGTTTGTACCTGTTGCCGCCTTAATGATTTTTATTAAACCATCATAGATAGACAAGTATGCACTACCTGAACCTGTATCGCCCTGCCAGTCGGCAGTTTCTTGATGCTTCTTGATTTGCTCCACGATGTCGGTCACAATCTTTGCAGGTATATCGGATTCAGTGTACTTCTGTCCGTTCTTTAAAAGAATTTGTGTCCATTTCGCTTCAAGTGTACGTGGGCAAAGTGTGTCCTGATACTTCACCGCCTTTGCATCGATTTCACGCTGCGTAAATGCAGTAGTTCCTGATGCAAGGAATGAACAACCATCACCTGATTGTGGTATCGGCGTGTTTGTTAAAATTTGCAAAGCCATTTTGCTCTTTACACCTACCTGCACGTTTGCCAATGCAGCGGTTTCTGATTCGAAGTGTAAGGCAGTGAGCAACTCCTTACTGGTTTGGTTAACGTAGTCGGTTAACGATGAAACTGAAAATGCCATGTTATTTAGTTTTAAGTGTTTTTAATGTTGTTAATATTGAATCGATTTTTTGTTGTTTTTTGTCTTTTGCAGTTGTGAATGCCTGATTTTCTTTTTTAGGCTCCGATGTTGGCAGGTCGCCAATCTTTTCAATCAGTTCAAACATCTGCTTGTTGGTTTCTTGCTGCTTGCTGATTTCGGTTTCGATTGCAGACATCTTTGCGTTTATCGCATCCATCAGTTCTTTCAACTTTTTGCCCATATCCTCTTCATCTTTCTTTGGGTACATACCGGCTTCTGTTTCGGCAGGTGCAACGGGTAACGCAGGAATGATTTCGGTGATCAAACCGTTTACGGTCGATACCTTTGTGCCATCTTGCATTTCGTGTGTGCCATCAGGTGCAGGGTTTGTGCCTTGCTCCGTTACGACCATCAATGGGTAGCCGACTTCAAGTTCGTCATACGTGACCATTGTGCCATCTTTTAGTTTGCCCTCGCCCATCATCTTTTCTTCTTTTTTGGGTTCTTCAGGCATAGGTACTGCCGCTTCAAGTCCTAAAAGGACACGCAGCTTGGTGAACTTATCTTCACCGATTAATTCTTTTACTGATTGTTTTATGTCTTGCATTGCAGGATATTTCTAATAAATAGAATACCCTGCAAATCCGTTCAGCTTAACAATTCTTTCAATTTGTCAATCACCTGCTCATCGCTTGCCGTGATTAGCTTTTTTAAGAATATACCCTCAACGCTGAACCCCCTAAATTTACCTGCCTTTACCAAGTTCCATACCTCTTCATTTTCTATCTTATACGAACCGAACCAACTGCCATCGGGCACATTCTCGAACCCCTTTGGTGCAGCAATGCCACGCTGTGAATCAACGATGAAACTTTCAAACATATACACGCCCTCAACCTGAATGCCGTTGTGCATCAGGTTTACCGAATGCTGCAACCCTGCCTTGTAGTACTTCATCACCAACTGCTCGATGGTATCTGCATCGAATACGACATAAAACTCGAAGCCATCAGGGCTTTTTCTGTATATCGGCAAATTGGCAATCATAAGCGGTCCAGTCACTATCCTGCGTTCTTCATTTTGCACTGCAAATTTCAGCTTCTGCTCACGGTCTATCTGTTCAAGCTTACCATTATACATACTGATGCACATCGCAATGGCTTGGTCTTGCTCCTTGCCCTCGTCAATCATTGCAGGTATGCAGCGGCTTAAAAATTCTGACTGCGTTTCGCCTGCCTGTGGCTCGATGAATATCTCTGCATTGAACTTCATCCACATACGCTCGATAGCAGGTTGGTCAACTAATGCAACGGCGTTCAATCCTGTATCGCTGTTGTCGTCAATTATCATTTTGTAAATTGGGAACTTATCCATATAGTGCTTTTGTTTTTATGTCTGTAATTCTGTTCTGTGATGTGCTGATATCATCTTCAAGAACATACGCCTTAATCGGTTGCTGCCCTTGTTCTTGCCCTTGTGGAATGATTGTGCCTTGTGGGTTGAATACTGGCACGGTCGGTGTTGGTGGCGTTGCACCGCCTAATCCTGTACTGCCGCCGCCCTGCAATGTTGGTGGTGTTGATGTGCCTGCCTTTGACAATAGCGCATTTGCTTTAGCTATGTTAGCTATAACCAATGCAATGCCTGATGCTATGGCTGCCGCCTTTTCAATCGGCGTGACACCTACTTTTGAACCATCACGAACCATCTGTGATATGGCAATGGCAGTATCTAACAATATTTGTGTTGCTGCAATTTTCTTTTGAAACTTCTCACGCTGCGCCTCATTCTTTATCGCTATGTTGCCAAGTGATGCCAATGCGTTCAACCCACTCTGTGCAATGCTGAACTTTGCATCCGCTGCCTTTTGTGCATTTGCGATTTCTTCTGCATCTAATTTTTCAGTCGCATCCTTTTGTCTTTTTTTTGATGCAATGACGAAGTTCGCTATTGCTTCAGCAGTCAACACTGGTGCTGAATTTTCAGGAGCAGTGACACCTGTCACGGTTTTAGTTCCTA